CTTCTCAACAGCTTCAAGCTCTTTGATACGCTCACGCATCTGCTTGATAGCATTATTATCTTGTGTTTCTTCTACTGTATTTTCTACTTCGTTTTCCATATTCTCTCCTCTCCCAGTTTCTACTAACTACATTATCCTGGGGTAAATAATGCGATAGGCGACAAGTTATAATTAAAGTACAAATGAGAATTGTCAGCCACTTCTAGCTGTACCGAACTAAGCGATTTAAATACGCAGCTTACACGCTTGCAATAAGCTGGAGTTGCAACATCTATTCGAAGCCGACTCTTGCCAGGCTATACTATATATTGTACCACCATATGTTGTATGTACAAGTATTAAACTTCAGTTAATCCTGTAACTCTACGACCTGTTCTAGCGGCACCAGTGGTTGGTGAGAACTCTGATGCTTGTTCTTCTTCTAATAATCTTATTTGTTCTATTTCTTCAGGACTTTGAAATACTGCAGCCTCTGTGTATTCTTCTAAACCAAACTGTTCTTCTGCTTCTATACCACGTTCAGCTTGTAAAGATTGTATTGTTGGCAGTTGTGCTTCTGCAGCTGCAAATATTTGTCTGGCTTGTGTTTGTGACACACCAGCTCTTTGTAATTTTTGAGCAAATTCAGTTGATATATCAAACCCTGCTCTAGCTGCTTCTCCACCAATTTGTGCAGTAGTTATTCTGCCTGAAACAATCTCTTCACCTATTGTTGGGTCTAAAGCACCCATAAATATAGATTCAGGTGTAAGTTCTAAACCAAACTCTGTCGCATAAAACTCTTGTACTTGTGGTATATTTTCTTGTATTCCCTTATAAACAGTATCTATTCTTTGTGCAAACTCACGAGCAGATACTTCTCCATCTATAAGTCCAGTAAGTCTATCTTGCAATAACGTTACTGATGTATCTCTAGGAATACCATATTCAGATAAAGTACCTATATAACTTTCTTTTAATCCTGTGTATGTAACTTCATCAAACTTAACTGTTCCATCAGGTCTTTTATTACCTGGAAATTCTGCAGCATAAGCATCTGTTTTTCTGACATTAGATATAGCTACATTAGGGTCTCCCGTTTTAGCCCACTCTGAAGCAAACAAATCTAATATGCTTGGTGGTAAATTAGGATATAAACTTTCTGCAAGTTCTAAGTATGTAGCCATTATAAGTTAACTCCTGTCTGTGATACTGAGCCTTGTCCTAAAGCATTTTGTAATGCCTTACTAGCATCAACACTTACTTGATTAATATTTTGTTCTAAACCTTTTTCTCTTAATGTAGTTTGTGCTGTTGAGTAATCATTACTCTTAACCATTTCTTGCCACCAGCCTTGTGTTTCATCTGCTGTCTGACCCCATACAGAAGTAGTTAAGTTTCTCCAAGGTCGTGCAATATCTTCATAGGTAAGTTCTGGATTAGTATAATTACTAAAAGCAGCAAGTCTTGATTGTTTTAGTGAGTTAACTAAAGCGTCTTCATAGTCTGGGTCATCTCTTAATCTACCTGCTATAGATGCAACTTCATCCTGAGTTAAAGAACCTAAAGATGGTCCTAACCATTTTCTATACAACTCTACAACTTCTTTTTCTCTAGCTGCAGTTCTATCTACATCACCAAAACCAGATGTAGATATAAGATTTAACATCTCAGTATCTCTTTCTCCAGTTTTATATGGGTCAGCAAACAACTGTAATTGTTCTGCTGTTTTTAAATCTGACCAAGTACCAGTAATGTTTTTGTTACTTACCCACTGTATCAATCCATCAGGGACATTAGATACACCTAAAGCTTGTAATTGATTTTTGTAATAAAGTTCTAAATCATCTCTTTGTCTTTGTGCCTCTGCAGGGTCGGATAGCTCTATGTCCATCCAATCTCTTTCTGCTTGATTATGTGTTTGATACCAAGTAGTAGCTCTCCACTCTGCTTCAGATATATCTCTATTTTCTAAAGCAGCTTCTGCTTGTAACTCTATAAATTGATTATCAAGTAACCAAGGTCTTAGTAAAGCTTCTTCCTTATATGTTTCAACAAACGAAGCAAATGGGTCACTATCCATACCAATAAGTTGATTGGTGTTACCAGATAATATAGCTGTTTTATCAAACCAACTTTTACTTGGAGAACCATTAGGTCCTTTGTATTCAAATCCCTCTGTAAGTAATCCTGCTTCAAACAAATCATTACCAACAACATCATAAGCCATCCATATTGTACTTCCTGTGTATAGGTCTCCTGCACCAGGAACAGCATACGCTAGATACAATGTTCCTTCTACATCCCATACTTCTGCACCTACTGGTACATTATTAAGTTCTACTGGGTCTAAGTTATCAGGTACAAATGTATTATCACCAGTATCATCACCAGTATCATCACCAGTATCATCACCAGTGTCATCAACATCTAATACACAAGCTCCTATATTTGAATCCCAAGTGTAACCAGGTCCACAGCTATTTTCATCAATTACTATAACTTCAGCATTACCACCACCTAATTTTGGATTTCCTGTTGAATTACCACTAACAGTTACCTCACCTGTTGTACCACTTTTTAAATTATTAATTACATTTTGTCCAGGAGTAGTTCTTCCATAATCTGAATTTTCTAGTGCTTCTATAGTTTCTAGTAAAGATAAATACTCTTTTCCTGAAGGTGTTACTCTTGCCCAGTCAGAATCAGCAACTCCGTAAAACTCACCAACTTTTTTTGTATCTAAAACAATGTCTGCAGGGTCAGGTTGTATTTCTGCTTCTGCTCTTCTTATTTCAGCACGTGTAAGTTTGCCCTGTAAAAAGTCACCCATAGCATCATCTTCTGTACCATAACCTAAGAACTCAAACCAAGTAGTTATTCCATAACCAGCTTGTCCAGGTTGTAATGGACCAGATTGTATTGTCTCTGTTTGACCTTTTTTACCAGCTTTTTCTGCATTATTAATATCACTACTAGCTAAATTGTAAGTTTTTTGTACAGCATATTTCTGACTTGATGTTAAAAATACACCTTGACTAGCTAGTTCTTTTAATCTTTGTTCTTTTTTATTTATAGGTAATTTTTTAAAATCTTCCCATTCCTGTGTTGTAAGACCTCTAGTTTTATTATCTTGTATAACTTCTGCCAATGTTCTTCCACTGGTTTCTCTAGGTTTTACTCCAGGGGTAGTAATAACTTCTTCTACTGGTTTTTCTTCACCTGTAGAACTTGTTACTGTTTTTCTAGCTTCATCATAATAAGTTACATCTTTTGTTTTAAATTCAGGTAAATCAGATGTTAACACCCATCCTTCTGCTTCATATACGGATACAACATTTTCATCAACCATTGAGTAAGAACCACTAGGTGTTCTCATTTGTACTAATGCCATTATCTAATCTCCCTTGCTGAGCCAGGAGTTTTTTTAACAATACCTCTGTTAGCTTCTGGAACTAAAGAAGAAAACAATTTAGCAATCATCTTTTCTTCTCTTCCCATAGGTCCTTGATTAGGAGTATTAATATCTTTAGCAACAAATTCAGGTTCCTGAGGTATTAAAGGACCAGGTATGTAACCTTCTTCTGGCACAGGTATACCTCTATCAGGAGCATCATCTGCCATAACTTTTGTAGTTCCTATTGTAGATTCAGGTTTTATAGCTATCTCTTTATCTAATATAGTTTTAAATTTATTTAAATCATTTTGTATATTTTGTGGCATAGACTCTATTGTCTCTTCACCTGTCTTTATTTTCATAGCTCTACCAGGTCCACCAAACCAAGCTACTCTTACTAAATCCCAGGAGTTATATCTTTTAAAATAATCTTCAGCTAAATTTTTAGCTATTTTATCTTGTAATGCTGGGTCTTGCCATTCATCTTTTCTAAAATCAAAATTAACTATTCCTGCGTCTTTTGCAAATTTATTAAAATCTATATCTAATAACCCATAGGCACCTAGTGCTTGTGCTACAACCACAGGTCTTCCATTTTTTTCTTTAGTAACAAAACCTAACTCGTTAAATTGTTTAACTTTGTATGCTCTTTCTGACTCTGTTCCATAAATGTAAATCTCTACAGGTGTATGCAATGTCTGATAAGGTTGCTTTTGACCTTCAGTTTCTACAAGTTTTATAGCTTTTAAAGCTGTATCTATTAGTGATGGGTTTATATCTGGATTCATTTCTTTTGCCATAATACTACCCTGGTCTCCTAGAAATGTTATTAATAATACGCAAACGGCTATTTTGTATGTCTTCACCAGCTTGTAACGCTTCTTGTTCTTTTTGCGTAATTTTATCAAAGGTTGATAATAACTCTGCACCTGGGTCAATTTGTTCTCCTACATCCATTTGTGGTTCAAACTCAGTTGAATACATATCCAGTGTAACAGGTGTTGCATCAGGTAAGTCTTGTGGTATTGTTTGACCATATGCTTTCCTTGCTTCTGCATTATAAACATCGTACAATAAACCAATCTCATATTCCTTAGGGTCACGACCTAATCTTTGTCTAAATAAACCTTTTACATCTTGTGCTATAGAATCGTAATTAGGTGGTAAGTATGGCTGTATATTATTAAAACTAGGTAATGGATTGTCTATATAACTTTTTAGAGCTTGTTTCCATCCTTGTTCTGCTTTACCAACACCCATAATGTTTGCTAATGTCATAACATCTTTCATAGCTTCACCATCTACTTCAGGGTCAAAGAAACCTGGTCTAAAACTTCTACCGACTTTTTTACCAAGCAAACCTGCATTCACTAAGTCAGCTTGTAAGTTTCTTATCTCATTAGGTGTCATATCTGTAAATGTATTGTTATCTCCTACTTGATAAAAGTTATTAGGGATAGCTCCTATAGTTGTTTCTTGACCTTGATATACAATTTGTTGTGCTGGGTCAACACCAATAAATTTTGTAGGTTCAGCTATGCTAAGTCCTACTGCTTGTCTAAACGCTTCATCATCGTCAAAATATTCTACTGGTGTACCTTTACCAACAATAGTTACATATTCTCCTAAACCTAGAGTTATAGCATACTGTGCTGCTTCTTCTGTACTAGGAGCTGTACGAAGTAAATCTATTTGTTCTTGTGTTAAGAAAGGTGCAGGTTCACCTGGTCTTAGAGGTGTTTGAATCCAACCTAGTAAATTTTCTACAAATGTTTCTTTGTCCATTAGACTTCTTCTCCAGCAAGTATGTTGTCTTTAAATTCGCCTTGTAGTTCTGATTTTAACAGGTTTTGGTAAACAGAGTTGAATTGTGGATATTGTACTACTAAATACTCACCATATTTTCTAAGCAAGTCTCTCATACCTACATAGTTATCTGATTGTTTCCAAATAGTTTTACTACCTGTAGCTTTCTCTACTTCATCAATAATAATTTGTCTACGTCTTAAGTAGGCTTGTAATCCTTTAATAGCTTGATATTCAGATAGTCTTGGGTCTTTAGCCATACGCTCTAATTCTTCTATTTGCATATTTATCGTAGGTCTTTCTGGTAACCCAACAATAGTATCAAATCCATAACCCCAGTATGTTTGTGCTAAGTTATCTTGGTATTGCTTCTTTAAAGCTCTAGCTTGTACAGAGTTGTCATTCTCTATACCTAAATCTCTTTGCCACTGTGTAAACTCTACAAATCCTTTTATCTTTGCTTGTAACGCAGCGTGTTGCCTAGGACTTCTAGGAACTGCAGCACCTTCTAAATAGTTATCTTTTATTTGTCCCCAGGACAAATCAGAGTATGAAGGTTCTGGGTTAGCGTAAAAAGCAACTAGGGGATATTCTTTATAAATATCTTCACTAGCTTGTAGCCACTTACTACCTTCTTTAGTAACAGGTCTTTTCATAACAGTAGAAGTTTTACCAACAGTTAATGAAATCGGATTGACACCATACTTCTCTATAAATATTCTTGTAGCTTCTGTATCATCACCAAGAACTTCTTTTTTTATATCTCTATAATCATCAGCTAAAGTTTGGAAAAAATAAAAATCTCCATTTTCTGTTTCTAGTTCATATAAAGGACTACCTGTACCAGCAGGTCCTATAAACTGTGAAGCAAATCTTACTAGATAAACATACTTAGCTTGTTGTACAGCTTTCTCTAATCCTGACTCTCTATCCTCTGGTCTGTCAGAAATAATACCTGCATATATCATAGCTCTATATGTGTCCATAACTGTATTGCCAAATGCACCGACTGTGTTTTCATCTTTTGGCAATACAACTTTAGAAAGTTTTTCTAACCACGCTGGATACGCACCAGCAGCTTTTGCAAACTCTACTGGGTCTTTTATATTAGGTGGTTCAAAGTCACCAAATATCATCTTATTAATAAAACCTTCTTCAGGATAATTTTTAAATAAATAAGAAGCAGGAAGTCTTACAACTGGTCCAACACCAGGTAAAACTGATGCAGCTAAGTTTACAGAGGACGCATAGACAGGCAAATTAACTTTAACATTTTCACTATCTCCACCTAACATCCAATTCTCTATTAGTCCTTCTCCTGGATAACCAAACACCATTTCTCCATTAGTTGGGTTTGCGTAAAAGAAACCTTTAGTTCCTTCAGAGTCAAAGACAGGATTAGGTTTAATTCCTGATAAAGATAGTTGTGCAGGTCTTGTAGCGAATTGTAAATTAGCTTTTGTTAACCTTCCCCAGGTTTGAAATATTTCTTGATATGCTCCACCGAATGGAAAGATAAATCTAGTTGTTTCCCAGAAGTCACCTTTTTTAGAAATGTCATAAAGAAGATTTAATGTTTGTTCTGTTGCTTTAGCAGTAGCTAACTTGCTAATAAGCTCTGGGTCTTTAATGCCTTTACTTCCTGCAGATGGTGTATTTTCCATTTGCTTTAATATTTTTTTACTTACACCATCTTTTTTTGCACCAGCAATTATTATTTTTTTAACTCTTTCTGAACTTACAGCAATCAGCTTTGTAGTGTTTTCATAATAGAAACCAAACATAGCAGGACTCCTAGTTAACTGATTAGCTGGTTGTTGTGATAACCATTTAAATCCAAGTGAAGTAGCTTTATTCCATTTACTTTGTGTTGTTTTGCTAATTGGTTCTGGTGATTTTACTAAATACTCATCAGGCAGTATTTGTTTTGGTGGAAATTTATTTAAAAATAACTTTTCTGCTTCTATCTCTGCTTTACGAACTTCATCATTGATAGCTTTTTTTACAGTGTCATCACCTTTGTTGAATCTTTGAATTGTTAATTCATCAACTTTACCTATAGTAGATAAGTTTAAATCTACTTCAGCACCTGACTTAGATACAAATTTTCTTGTAGCTAAAGTTTGTAGTAACTCGTCATTAGCAGGACTTACTAACCATTCTCCTGTTGGAGTAACAGCTTGTGCAGATTTGTCTATTAACTTACCTCCAAGTAAAGAGTGTAACTCTGCTCTTTGCTTGTATACAAAATCACTTACTAATTCATCATATACTTTTGCATCTACAGGTGTTGTTCTTAGTATAGACAATGGGTTACCATCTCCACCCGATACTGCAATCATTGTATCTCTTAATTCATTACCTTCAGTTTTAAGTTCTTTAATTAATTTTGTGTATGCAAGTTCTTTATTTTCTGTAGCACTAGATTCTATTAAGGCAATTCTTCTAGCTAATGGGTCACTCGCAGTTCCTTGAAAATCAGCATAAAATGCTTTGTTAAAACCTGAATATTCCTTACCTTTTAATACATACCCGTCAGCAAGTTGATTATTACGTCCTACATTTCTTAGTTGTCTATCTGTGTATCCTTGATTTATTTGTACTTTTCCTAACCCTAATTTATAAATTTGACTACCTGGTAAAAAACCTTCTGCATTTTTATATGTACCTGCAAATAGGTTAGCCATATACTGAATAGGATGTTTATAAGCAGAGTTAATACCACTAGCTGCTAATCGTGCTTGTTCTTCTAATTGTACTCTAACTAAATATGCAACTCTTAAAAGTGCAAGTGGTTTAAAGATACTAGAGTAATAGTTATCAAAAACTGTTGCTACTGCAGATTCACCAATAATATCTATTGCTTTACCAATTTGATTACTAAAACTTTTTTGTAATGCTCTATCTGCTTTGATGACTGCAGACGGTGCAGGTAGAGTTATTGATGTAACTAAATGATTTTCAAATGTTGGGTAACGATAACTTGCTGTAAACAATTCCTCTGCTTTAGCAGCACTTAATCCGAGAGTTTCTGTTTGATATTTTATAAAATCACTTTTAAAAGAAACAGGCATAGTGGTATCTATACTTCCATAGTACCTTCCTATATCTTGTGCATCCTCTAAATAACCAGCTGCTGTTTTTGTAGAAAGCTCTACAAACTTTTCTGTTTCTGCATTTGATACACCTGCTGCTTTTAATTGTTTTAGTTTCCAATTTCTTTGTTGAAGCATATCGTTTTTAATTTCTCCAGCAACAAAGTTAGCTCTTGCTAGTTGATTATCACCGATTCTTGCAATACCTTCTAGTAAATTATTTACTCTATCATTTGCAACAGTTTCTTCTACACCTGAAAAATTCATATACTTAACATAGTTTGTCATCAGATAATCTAAGTTATTAACATCTAACTGTGTGTTATCGTAGACCTGACCAAACTGTCGCTGTCCATCAAAACCAAAACTACTTTGTTTACCAAATGTATCACTCATAACTTTTCTAAATCTACCTACTTTTTTAACAGAAGGAACTGCCATATCTGTAGCAGCAGCAAGAACATTAGGTTTTAATATTTTTCTTACAGCATCAGCTTTAGCTATGTCGTCTGTTAATTTACCTCTTTTATCTAATGTCGATAATCTTTTATAAAAATCAGTAAACTGTTTTGAGCCGTAACCTGTACCTGCTTCAGCTAATCTAGTTAAACTAAAGTTTGATTGTTGCAAAATAGTTGCTGGATTTTTTCTGTTGTCAAACAACCAAGATAAAAAAGGTACCATATCTTCACTAGCAAGATAATCTTCTACTGATTTTTGTCTTGCTACTTTTTGTAATCCTTGTTCTAAAAATCCCATAGAATCTGCTTGTTCAGTAGTTAATGCTGCAAATGTTTTTTGTTCTCCTAAACCGAATTTGCTAGTTCTTGCTGATACAGCAGATACTCCTTTAAGTACTCTGTTAGCTGGGTCAGCATACCAGTTAAGTGCTAAATCAACAACACCTGTCATAAAATCGTATGCTTCAGTTTGTGGACCAGCTATAAACTCAAATGGTTTAAATAAAAATCTACCTGGAGTTACAGTAGGAACAATACCTCTTTTACGTAACGCTTCTGCTCTAGCTCCAGTAAATTGAACTTTGTTTTCTGCTTCTTCTATATATTCTTCAAATATAGGTTTTCCTAATTGTTGTAATGCTATAGCTCTAGCAACATCAGGTACAACACCTTCATCAAGAAGTTGTTGATATGTAGCTGTCTCTTCTGGGTCTGAACGCACAGATAGAAAACCGTCACCAATATCTACACTTCTACCTTCTTTTCTTGCAGTAACATAACGAGAAAAAGGGTCATCTACATCAGCTTTTTTCCAAGCCTCTTTAAGATTTGCAGCCCTGTCAGATTGCAATAATTCTGCAGCTCTAGCTGCTCTAGGTATTGTGTTTTCCCACGCCCATAAAAAACCACTACCTACTGCTTTAAGTAATAAAGTAGGAACTCCTACATCAGAAGTAACTCCTATGTTTTCGTAAGTAGCACTTTTTAATTTACTCCAGGTACCTTGGTCTCTTTCATTAACTCTTTGTTGTAATTCATTAAAAGCATTGTCATCAAGGTTTTGTTCAGCTGCTGTCCGTAACATTGGACCAGGAACATTATAGGCTTTTTGATTTAGGTTAGAAAATTGTTTAGCAACTTCAGGCGTAACTTTTTTCTTTACTTTAAGTAAATCGTTTACGATGTCTTCTGAATATAATCCGATTCCCATATCAAATTATATATTGCAGTAATGAATCATCTCCCGATTCTAGCCAAGACTCGTAAGCAAAATCGTTAAAGTTAAATTTGGTAGCTGGTGTTGGACCTGGACCAGGACCTATTGGCATACCACTTGTTACAGCTTCTTGTGAAAATTTAGTTGGTCCAAATGCTTCTATATCTGATTGAGCTCTAGTTGGTATAGGTGGTGTAGGTTTAGCTATTGAAGCATCAGGTAATCCACCTGTATCAGCAACTTGTTTTTTTATATCTATACCTTCACCGTATGTTGTACCAGCAGTTAATCCTGCAACCATACCTCCAGGGTTTCTTCCAGTATTGTCTGTCAAATAATTATTTCTTATATTCTTTTTTGCTTCTCTACCCATTATTCTTCCTCTTCTTCAAAAAACTGAAATGCAGAACTTATGACCATATAACCGAATGGAAACACCAATGGTGGTAACTGGTCAATATACATTTTACCTTTAGGTTTAAAAACATCCTCTTCTAAGATTATGTCATCACCAAGCTCATCAACATCTACTAAACAAAAATCTACAATATCTTCAAACTTTTTATTAATTGACATTATCCACCTAATCCTTGTAATACTTGTGCTATACCAGGTGGAGGACCTTGTGGTGGCAAGGAACCTCCTTCTGGTAATCCTTGAGCTAATAATGCTTGTTCAGGTTGTGGTATCTCTGGCTCTTCTGCTGTAAAGAACTTATCTAAAATATTTTGCATATTATCAGGATTCTTTCTTATCTGCACAACAGCCATAGTTGCCTTTGGGTCGCCCTGTTGGGCTTGTGCTAACAATGTATCAAACAATACACTGTCTGCTTTTTCTTTTGTAATTCTATCGTTAACTCTAACAAGGTTATCTAAACCATCAAGGTTTTCTTGTAGTGTTTGTCTGTCAATAATACCAGCTTGTAGTAACTGTAAACCAGTAACAATCTTCTGTGGTTCATCATATCCAGCCATAGCTCCATAGACTCTGCGTGTTTTGTATGAGCCACCAATATCTGTAGTTGGATTATATGTTTCAGAATAAAAAGTATTATCTTTATATCCAGACAATGCTTTAGTCTTACCACCATACATCTTTTCATCCCACTCTAATCTCTTAGCATCTATCATCTCTATAGCATCAGCCATAACTGTATGATATTCTCTAATCATTAGTGACATACTTGCACCTAGTTCTTCTAAACCTCTACCAGTTGCAAAACTAAGTGGAGATTGTGAATCATCAGATACAGGGTAAGAACCACCAACACGAAGTTGTCGTTCTATTCTATCTATCTGTTGAAAAATCTGATAAGGAACATTTGATGCAGGTTTACTTACTTGTGTACCTGGTGCTAAATAGTTAACAGCGAATCTACCTTTACGATATTGTCCACTCTCTATCTCACCAGAAATGTTTGTTTCTGTAAATACTGCATCTTCCATAGCTATTATTGACATCACATTAATCTTTGCCATTGAAGCCATAAGACCTATGATTTGGTCATACTGTCCTTGCAATCTGTCAAAGGCAAATTTCTTACCAATAACAAATGCTGGACCACTTTCAAGTGGGTTAGGTATGAAGTCAAGAATAGTTCCTGATGTCATATGGAATATATAAGTTCCATCCATATTGTAATACTCTGCTATTAAGTCACCATCTCCATTACTGTTAGCCCAAGAGCCATTGTATGAATCTGTATAAGCAGAAGCATAAGCATTACCTACACCAAGAATATTTGTGTTATATACATCTTTTTCTTTAGACATAATCTTGTCTTTTGCATTTGGATATGTTCTAGCAAGTGCTTCTTTAGGAACTCTACGAATAATTGCCATTTCTTTTGGTTGTTGGTCAGCACCAAAATATCCAGGGAAACAGTTGTAAGGGTCACGAAGTTCTGCTACAGGATATGGTGTACCATTAGCATCTTTCTTTTCTCTAATAACCCATACAGAAAAACCATAACCAGGTAACCATCTACCTACTTGTGGCATTTGTAAATCTAGTTTTTGTACTTCATCATAAGCATTTACAATACGACCTATCTTTTCTGCTTTTTGTCTTGCTCTATCTGAATCTTTACCATTAGGCACATCTACTTTTAAGTTTGGAATACGACCTATCTTTTGTGCTAAGTGTTCTAGTCCTGACATCATTAAGTTAGGAACTGGTACTTGCCAATCCTGAAATCCTTTAAGCTGGTCACCAAGTAACGCAGTAATACCATCAGGTCCACCATTCATAATTGCACGAATACGACCTCTAGTTGTATAAGCACTTTGGTTATCAAAGTGTAACTGCGTAATAGCGTATTGTATTTCTTCTGGTGTCATTCTATCCCCAAGGGCTTTCGTTCATATCTGTAATATCCCATTCTCCAAAACTAGGTGTATAATCTAATCCTACCTCAGCTAATCGTTCTTTTCCTAATCTTCTTACAACTTTCATAGGAAACCAACTAGCCATAACGACATCTGATTTATAACTTCTTGCCTTG